CCTGCTTATCCCAATCCTTCACGGACAAAAACTCATCGGCATCCTCGTGCTGCCAATTCAAGCTGGCGTAAATGGCAGACCTACGACTCCCTCCCTGCATAACGTTTCGGCCTATCTCGTTAATCATCTTCATCAAAGGGATAGGGCCACTCGCAGTGCCACCAGTGCGTGATAGTAGCCGCCCCTTCTCCCTGAATACTGAGTAATCGTTACCGATACCACCACCGGTCATTAACGCCTCTGTAGCTTTATTAGCAAGGTCGGCCCAGTCCTCACGGGTGTCTGCCTCTGATTTAAACAGGTAGCAGTTGTTATAGAAGTTAGCAGTTCTTCCTGCATAATAAATATAACGGCCTCCGGGCATAAACTGAAATTTTGTTATAAAGTCAACCAGTTCCTCCCGCTCACCCTCAGCCATTAGAGGCCGCTCTGTGCCACCAGCTGTACCGCAAACAGCATCTACCAAAGTGATAGCTTTTTGTCTCCAAGTCTCCGCCTGTGTTAGTGCATAGCGGGCTTTAAAGACGTTCTGACCTATATCTGTTCTAAACTCGTGATTCATTATTTATCTTCCTCAGTTGCGTAATCTAATTGTATTTGCAGGCAGTGTATGGCTTTCTGGATGTTCTCCACATGATCTCCTTTGTCTCGTGTTAAATATTTATTCACCTTTGTATAGACTGCCGCCCTAACACCTTTATATCCAAAGTTGGCGTATGTTATCTCAAAGGGTTGAAGACCCTGTGCCTTGTAGTGCTCACCGCCTATCTGTTCGTCTAGTGCGCTCACTCTCCTACCTCCTTCGGCTCTCTGAGCACTCTGTTGTCTAGCATCTTGAATATAGCATTCTTTGTTTCTAGTTTATGGCCATCGAAGTGTTGAACATAAATACCATTATCCTCTAGTCTTTTCTTAAAAGCTTCAAGGGAAGGGTATTCACCTTGGAGTATTACGTTTAATGCTTTCTTCATGCTGCATTACCTCTTAGGTTAGATGTCCCAACTGCCTTGGGTGACTTACCCCAACTCCCGCACCCGTTACAACGGAAACGTCTGTACTTGCTAGCCCCTGTGTAAGAGTATCCACGGTATTCTATATGATTACCACCACACTTAGGACACGTATCACGTTCTCCTGAGTAAAGCTGTCTGTTAGGGTGTGTAGGTATCCACGGCAGCAACTTAAGATATAATTCCTCTAAAAGAATAGTGTCTTGTATGTTGTACTCCTTCATCTCTTTTTGACTAGCCTTGTCACCGTTCATACAACCTGTCCAGAGAGGCATCCCTGCGTGTGACACCTTAGACCCTATCCCTAACTGCTGGCTTATGTGGTCTAATTTTCTTGAGGCTGGTTTAAACTTCTGACGGACAGTTTGAAGCAAATCTATTTCTTTGTAGGGACTGGGAGGTGTTCCTTCTTGTTTGATAAACTCCCAATTTAAAGTAGGTATATCAAACTTCTTACCGTTATAATGAACAACAGCGTCAGCCTCGTCTAACAAGTCCCAAATCTTACCAATAAAATCATCGTCATCCCACTCTGCCGAGAAGATAACCTCATTCTCCGGTGCACCTAGCCACTTAGCAGCCCAGCATAGTGTACCACCTGCTTCAACTATCTGGTTTAACCCGATACGTTGGTCGAACAGTCCCCAGCAGTAAGCCTTGTGCGGCTTTGTCTCTATATCTAATAATAATGTTTTCATATCTTTTTAGCCTCTTGTGTTTTAATATCATGGCAGGTTTTACACAACACCTGTAAATTATCTGCCTCGCAAAACAATGTCTCTACAAACCTTGGTAGGTCGTCATAGTCTTTTAAACTCCCGCACTCTTTAATATGATCTACACTAACATCGCTCCCTTTGTGCCACTTCTTACACCCATTACATTGATAATCAAACTTACGCCTTTTGTCCCCTCCCTTGTGTGGCCTCTTAGCTGCTGCCATTACATCGTATTTTGGTGGCCATCGCATTGATTTCTGTCTAAGCCCACTGCGTATGAATCCAAAATACCCCGCTTTTGTATACCTCCCACCTCCATAGGGCTTAGGCTTCTTTGGCATCCACCACCTCCTCAAATGTTGGTATTGACCAATGGACTAAACCACCGTCCTCATCCCGCTCTCTAATCATCCAGAGAAGCTGACCCTGTTCTAGCATATACTCTTGCCATTTATCCTTCATAGCCGATTCATACTCCCATTGCACCACCTCAAACAGCTCCTGTTCTGTTTTGCATTCCTTTAACAACTCGTGAGTGATAGCAGGGCCATATCCTTTCAATCCAGGTATGTTATCTGTGCTGTCTCCTGTTAGCAATTGGCTGTAGAAGAACATCATACCCCCACCACTAATCTTCTTTCGATTTGATGATAGATCTAAGTAGCCGTGGTTGTCTATATACTTAGGGCCAAACTGTCCTTGCATCCCAGACTCCCAACCAAAATGATTTCCCTCAGCCATCCTTAAATCTTTATCCCTAGTGCAGATAATCGTATCTTCTGTTTGGTCAATACATATCTGATCGTCTGCCTCGCAACCCTCTGTGACAATACACTCAGGCATTGCTAACACACAAGCCTTGAGGTTCTTATAGTTGAAGGGTTTCTCCTGCTTTCTATTGCCTTTGTATGGCTTAGTCACTGCTACATCGTATCGGAAGTTGTTAGCTCCTGTGATGTACAATGAATAACTTTCAGCTTCAGTTCGCTGTAGTATCTCTTCTATCTTGCCTTTGAACACCTCCATAACAAAATCAAATGATTTCATTGGTTCGTCTTTAGGATATTCTGCTACAGCAGAACACTCGTATAATAATATGTCGCAGTCTATTAAGGCGTGCATCTCTCCTCCTCGGCCAATGTCTCATAATTGAAAGCTGTCCAATGTCTCTTCAACTGCAAAGCCACCCACATCTTCCATCGGTAGTATTTGTATACGTGTTCATTCATTGTTTAGTCCTGTTAGTGGCCATCCTTGGCCATGTTAGCTTAACCGAATGGGTTCTCTGCTGTTTCAGCCACTGTCTCTCCACTCAACAGTGTTGCCAGCTTACTCCCCTCGAAGTTTACATTGCCCTTAATCTTCTCTTGAAGGAAGTCAGGTAATGACTCAAACACCCCCAAGTCTGGCTCATCAAAACTAAACACCACCGGAGGGTTCTTCAGCTCCTCTACAGTCATTCCCTTCATAATAGGCGATACACTGCCTACGTTAGCATAGGTTCGATCTCCTGATTGGTTGTGCACCACTGTTAGCGCACCTGCTGACCCAAGCAAAGCCTCCCAATTACCTTCACAAGCCTGTTGCGGATCTAACGCTAAGTAACGTGCTGTACTCTTTGCTCGATCTGCGCTTAGGTTATAGAAGGGGAAGCTCTCACTAATCCACCGTGGTCGCTCTGTGTCGTCATTCCCATCTTCATCTTTCATAAACTCGGTGGTAACTTCGTAAGTGACCCATAACATCTGAATAGGATCTTTCTCTTCTCCTTTGTATGGCTTACGTGGTTGTACACCTAGGTCAATTACTTGAGCCAGTCGAACAGGGTAAGTACCGATCTCTAAAGGATCTACTGTCTTACCACCACCGTTTGATACTGTTTTTGCATTTAACATATTTAAAGCCTCTTAGATTATTTAGAATATTATTTAAAAACCTTTGACATCTTATTTCATAACACCTCCTTCTTGACTGCTAATCAATGTTGTACTTCTGATACTCTATTAAGTATATCACTGTTTTTCGGCTTCTTGCCTAAACCGTCAGCCCTCCCTACGTTGATGGAAGTAAGGTGGACTACGTCCTCCCAGATTGCCTCCCACATATCGCCTGTTTGTAGGTGTACAAAGAAGAAAAGGTTTACCTCGTGCTCTTGGTACGTACCTCCTGTTGGTACTAACCTACACTGCCGATAAGTAACACCATCTACTATGTTATCTTGAACTGTCTTAACCTGTACCTTCTTACACTCCCCCGATGTCTTGTTAATAATAACGAAATCAGCCCTTGATGTGTTTGTCAGAGGCGTGAACACCTCCCAACCGGTCTCTAGGTAGTGGAGCTGAGCCTTTATCTCACTCATGTGACCCTTTAGTTTAGTGTCTGCGTCAAACGGCATATATTCCTCCTTCAGTGAACTTGCCACCAGTTGTTTCCGATTGCACCCTCACCTTTGTGGGGGCAGTTGAGCTTAAGTCTTTTAGCTGCCTCTTCAATTGATTTCTCTGCCAGTTTTTTGTACTCCTCGGATAAATCTTCTCTAACCTCTGCGCTAAATTCATCGTGTACCGCAGCAACGAAACCGTACTCTTTACCATGTTCCCAGCCTTTGCAATCCAGCCATTGCTTTAGTAACACCTGCGCCTGTTGCATCATAACGGCTTCTGCGTTCTGTAGTAAATACACCAATATCATGTGCTCACTACTGACAGATACTGGCCTACCATCAACTCCTGTGATAAAACCATTGTAATAGTCTACACCTCCCCAATCGTTAGACTTACGCTTGGCAGTTTTTCGCCACTCGTTGTTTAATTTATCAAGTAAATCCGCAAGCTTTGGTAGCTGTGCTAAAAACTTTTCCTTGATCGCCTTCCCTTCTTTCGCATTACCTCCAACAATCTCACCTATCTTAGCATCACCAGCACCAAAAAGGAAGCCATAGATAAACGTTTTTGCCTGTGCTCTTGTTGCTAGTCCTGCCTTTTCCTGATTAACGGAGTGAATATCTGTCCCGATAGACTTATCACCGTTAAGTATTGCCTGTGTATATTCTTCATCGTCCATATAACCAGCTAACATTCTAAGTTGACACGAATCCGCATCGCAACCTACAATCTTATACCCTTCCTTAGCAACAAAGCATTTACGCATCCACTTACCAAAGAAGCTGTCCCCACCAGGGACATTTACAATCCCTGAATGCTTCAATCGAGCTGTCGTGCATATCCCTGTTATACGCTGACTGATCCTGCCATCATCTCTTATAAGCTTGAGCCACCCCTCCACGTTGCTACGCCTATGTCTGCATTGAACACGCTTGGCAATCATCTTACCTACCTTGCCCTGTACACCCTTGAATGGATCGTCCCCGTTCAAGATAGGGCTGGTTTTGATCAGACGACCTTTATCGTCCTTAATCTTGCGTTTAGCCTTGTCTGTCTTGTAATTCCATTTCTCAGGCTGCCAACCCTCTCTTAACAGCCAATCCTTAACTTCCATATTACTGTCTAAATTCACTTGCCTAAAACTAATCCTGCTAAACTGACCTCCGACCAGTACAGGGTCTATTGCTGAGTTCTCTACTATGGCTGCTGGCTTGCCACTCTTAAGAAAAGGTTTCTTGACATAGTTGTAAGCACCCTCCTTCTTAACCTCCTCAACCTCTAACACGTATGGCAGCATAGGAACAACCACCTTATCAATCCTATCTATCCAATGTGTCAGCATCTTGATAGACTTGTGCATATACTCCCTGTCCACTAACCACCCATAATCTTGCTGTAGCTGTAATATCTCAAACAGATCGTGCGTAAGCTTGTGAGCTTTAGTCCAAGCTTTCCCTCCCTCCTCCTTCAAGGCGCTGTGAACTAGCCTAAGTATCTCTACATCCTCTGTGCAACGATGGAGCATCTCTTCACTATACTGTGTCCAGTCTTCGTGAGAAGGCTTACCACGCCCTACACGATAGCCCCATGCGTCTAGGCTGTGTGGTCTGTTCTTAATAGGGCAGTTGAATGGAGCTTTACGTTCTGGATCTTGCAACCTACTCATCAATGCCGTATCAACCACTGTCCCTTTATACTCGTATCCGTATAACATCTTCAACAACGGGAAGTCATAACCAACTCCATTATG